GGTTGACCCAGCATGTGACGAGTTACCGCTTCCGTACCGGCCATAGCGGCAGTTCCGCCTACAACACCTGAGCCATAGCTCTTGACGATATTGCCAGCCAAAGACCCTACAGCTTTCTGCGCAGCTTCTGCACCTTCCTTTTCATAGATATCGACAATGGCTTTAGCAGACGGAGCCAGCACATTGAGGGGCAAGCCCTTGGTTACGAAGTTGGGGGCCAACTGAAAAATAGCGGTGCTGATTGCGGCCCCTGCGTACTTCTCTGGCAATGAGAGTTCCACACCGGATTCTTCGGCACGACGAGACAGATCGCCATAAAGCTGTGCAAACGTCAGCCCACCACTGATAGCCCTACCCGGAGCACCTGCCCTACTGACAATACCGGGAACACCCCACTCACCAGCAAACCCACCTAGAATATCTCCGGCACGCGTAAGCTGAGCGCCAGCGTAAGGTACGAATCCTTTCTGTTTTGCTTCGGCAATCTCAATGTCAGAGATAGGCTGATGAAGTTCCTTGGCCTTAGCTTCCGCAGGTTGTGTGACTTCCTTGATGGTCTGCGCTACACCCGGAGCAAACGGTTGAGCACTTTCTGAAGCGAAGCGTCCTACACTCCCGATCTCACGAGCAAAGCCAGCTCCTACAGCGGGAATGAACCCCTGCTTTTCAGGATCACGAGGTTGCGCGGCGAGTGCTGCTTTTTCCTCTTGGCGTTTAACCTGAGCCGCCTGCGCTGGAGTCAGCGCATATTTATAGGCGCGGGGGATTTCCTCGATCGAAGCGCGATCAAGCTGGTTCTCAGCGTTAAGCACTTCAGTGATAGGATCAAACGCTTCGTAGCGCGGCTCACGCTGCGCTTGCTTGAATTCAGGCGCTACCGGCTCGCGTGCAGCCGCGTGCCCATGAGGGATCGGCTTATGCTGGGGATGCTGCGCCCCCTGCGCCGCTTGGTAAGCTGCAATAGCTTGCTCGTCGGTATGGTCCTTATAGGCAAAGACAAACCCACCATTAGGTAATGGTACGGGCCTATACCCCGGAGGAATCGCGGTAGCTGAAGAAGGCGCTTGAGGTTGAGCAGTGTAGCTGTCTCCCCCGCCATATATTTGCCCTAAGCCAGAGTCATCAGCGGGTATTGATTGACCAGCGAGAAGGTTAGCCAATCCGTATTCTTCAGCCATATTTTATCCTCTAACGACCGCCTAGTGGGCCTCCGATGAATCCGTAAGCCTGCAGGGGATTATACGGTGCGGGATTAACTCCCTTCAACGCTGAAGGTGCGCGGGCCATTTCTGCATCGACCTGCCTTTCGGCTTCCAATCGAATACGGTCAGGGCTCCATGCTTCTTGCAATGCCTGAGAAGAACTAGCGATCTGCTGGGCGGCTTCTTTGATGCGCTGACTGCGTTCATTGGGATCGACAACATTACCGGCAGCGCCGCGTCCCGCGAGAATAGAAGCCACCTGCAGATCGGTGTAGCCCTTAGCCTTGAGCTTATCCATTTCAAGCTCACGTTCACGCTGCGCTTTAAGCGTAGCTGCCTGCTGTGCAAGGATTGAATTAACTGCGGACCGTTTATCCGCGTGCGCTTCCTTCTCTGCAGCCATCTGAAGTTGTAGTGTCTGCTTTTCGATATCGCCTTCTTCCTTGGCACCCTGCTGGTATCCGGCGAGACCGCCGATAAGCCCTTGGCCCACAGCTTGGCTCATGTACGGAGTTTGCGCACTAAGTAAATTGCCAATACCCGAGGCCAGAGCACCAATCCATTTATCTCTGGTCGCCCCCTGTTGCATCTTATCTAGTTTGCTCAGGAGATCGGGAGAAATAGAATAAGACGGTCCATATACATCCAGCAATTCATTAGATGCTTTCTTGACGGCATCGGTAGCTGATTTTTTCTGCGCTTGCGCCGCAGAGCTCCCCGGAGCCGGAGTGTGAAGATCAGGGCCATCCTGTCGAGGAATGCGCGTCTTGGGTACGTCTTTATACTGTACATGCTGGTTTACAGGCTCGCCTGTATCTTCGTCGTACTGGTCTTCAGCAAGCTGACGCTCGTCAGCGGCTTCGCTTTCTTCCTCTTCTTCAGGCGCATCGTATGAGCCCAATTCAGGAACCGCATAGCTACCATCTAGCCCGCTAAACCCACGTACTGATCCACCATGCGCAAGAGCAACCAAACCGCCCGTCGCAGCCTGCTGCATAGGCGTATTCTCAGGAGCCGCACCGATACCTGCGTTGCGCATAGGATCTTGCGCTGCCGCCGCTTGTAGCGCGTATTGATTGGGTCCCGCAGCGGCGATGCCGCTCTGCATGGGGGCGGGCTGGGCGGGAGGCTGAATACTCTGCAAAAGCTGCGCGATATGTTTCTGATATACCGTTTGCTGCGGAGCCTGAGCCTGCCCTGAACGCATCTGCTGCTGGTAGTTCGTAGCCATAGCCAAAGCGGTAGCTTCCGGGCTTTGCGGGTTCTGTTGAACCGCCTGTGATACCTGAGCCAACTGCTGCGGCGAGGCGCTCTTCAGGAAGTCAAAGATTGACGTAACCTGCTGGTTGTAAGAGTCGTCCGTAATTGCTGCGGTCATTAGTTCCACCCTTTAGATGCAATGCCTTTCTTCACAGTCTTACCGCCCTTGGCCTTATCCCATTCCTTATGCGCTTCGACCTCACCGCCATGCGCTTTACCGAACGGAGATGCCGGAGTAGACGTACCGAACGCGGTGTTGGTACCACCCGTAGAAGGCTGAGCATTGATCGCATTCAGCGCACCGCTATAGAGGCTGCTCGGGAAGTTGATGGCGTTCTGTGCGTTCTGTGTCTGCGTGTTGAGATACTGCTGCCCAAGATTCTGCCAAGCACTTGCACCCTGACCGAGAGCCCCGATGTTGGCGAGGTTAGTGGACGCCTGCGAAGCGCCTAGGGAACCCAGACCCCCAGCTCCTGTTAGCATCTGCCCATAGGCACCGAGATTTTGCTGGTTAGCTTGCAGACCTGCGCTTTGGTTAGCCAATCCGGCTTGCAGAGACGCCTGCTGGTTTGCCAGATTGATCTGATTTTGCGACTGAGCATTGAACTGCGCTGCAGCATTCTGAGCCACTTGGTTCTGTTGAGCCGCGGTAAGCTGACCACCATAATTGGTTTGTGCTGCCTGCAGAGCTTGAGTGACGTACTGAGACCGCTGAGTATTGAGCGCGTTTTGATTCGCCAGTGCGGTCTGCTGCGCCGCCGACAGATTAGCTTGCCCCGTGGTGAGCCCTGCGGCCTGATTGAGCTGCTGAGCGGTCATACCCGCCTGCTGATTCGCAAGGTTTGCCTGCATCGCCGCTGAGAGATTTGCCTGACCTGCCTGAAGTCCCTGACCCTGCGCCGTGTTGAACTGGCCGAGCCCTGTGGTGTAGGCATTCGAGAGCCCTTGTGCCGCGAGGTTCTGATTGGCAATGTTCTGGTTTAACTGTGCGTTCTGTTCAGCAAGGGTTTCCCTCGCGCCGCCAAAGGCGTGCTGCCCGGTTGCCTGACTGCGAAGCTGGTTCTGCTGTTGCGCAAACTGCCGGTTAGCTAACCCTTGCTGCGAAGCAATGACGCTTTGAATATAAGGGTCCATGTACTGTTGTACAGTGCCCGGAGCGTTCCAAGACTGAGGTCCCTGCATTTGAGCCGCGCGTGTACGCACAGCCTGCACATCTTGGGGTTGATTCATCTGGGCGGCTTGCGCCTGCGCCGCATCATAACTTTGCGCGCTGATATCTGCAGGGGCATTCATTAGGGAGGCTTGATACTGCGCCGCCTGCTCCTGCATAGCTTGCACCTGTTGCGGGGTATAATTGGTCATCCCCTGTAGGCCAGATAGGGCCTGATTATAGGCATTCGTCGCCTGCCCAAATTGAGACGGTAGTTGCTGCGCCTGTTGAATTTCGCCTACTGCTTGGTTGAACAGCGGGTTGGTTGACTCAAGTGCGCCGGTTTGCGGGTTTACCCGCGTGAAGGCGGTTTGCCCCATAGACTGATCGAGGAGCCCCTGCTGCGCCGTAGCGGTATTGTCCGTTTGCGTTTGCTGTTGGTTCTGGTAGTCGGTATACGCCTGACGGGTTTGAGTTAAGTAGTTATAGACGTTCTGGTCACTAGCACTGAGCGGTTTATTTGCGTCTACCCGTTTCTGAAGCTGAGCTAAATGATTAGCCTGCCCTGAAGAAATGTCTTTAGGTGCCGTAGAGCTACCAGAGGCGAACTTACGCACCCCCATGATGCCGCCTTCAGCAGCTTTTTGTGTAGGTTGAAAGGACGTACCCGCGCCGCCTGCCGTGGGGTTAAATTGGTTGGAACGCACCACATCCATAGGCGTAACACCCTGAGCGAGCAGGTTGTTATATGCGTTCATCATTCCCGCGTTGCTGCGGAGGATATTGGTGACCGGACCCGGATTGTTTTGAGTACCTAGCATAAGCGCTTGGTACGTGGGATTTTGCCACGGTGATTGATTGACCGTGGTTGTTGAAGTAGTACTTGCTGGTACGCCGCCGCCCATAATGGCACCTCTACAGATCTTTGCCTACGATTGTGTATTTCGGCTCCATTCCATAGCGCGACCATAGACGAACTATGGATTCTCTTGCTGCGCCTTCCAGATGGGTTGCCCCGTTAGCTTTAATTATAGCCTCAAACTGCGCCCAGTTTTCTCTACTCGCTATGTGTCGACCACCGATAGCCGCAACAAATGCAACACGCGCATGAGGCCGATTAAAATAAGACACTAAAAGCGCCCCGTGAACTAAGTTCTGATCATCTACACCGACAATGAGTGACCATTGCCCAAGGGTAGCGTAGACCCGTGCATCATCTACTGTGTAATCGCCATGCGCATAGTGCAAGGCATCGTCTATAAATCGTTCAACCTGCGGCCAGACTTGGTTTACATACTCCAGCGGAACCTGCTGAACATTAAGCAGCGTCACGCTTCACCGCTCCTAACCCGTGTCGGCCTACCGCATTGTGTTTCACTTCTTCCATGAGCCTGCGGAGGAATTCCGCGCCCGCCTTAGATGACCCGTTGCCTAGTGCGCTGACTACGTCCGCCGGGATGATGTACGCGCCATTCTTTAGTGGTACTTGCCCGCCGTGGGCCATACCCGGTGCTTTTTGTTGCCCGATGGAAGCGAGCCCGCTAAGGGGCGCTGCGGGAGCCGACGTATTGACTTGGCTTGCTGTCATGGCTGGAGAAAGCCCCGGAGCGAGCGTAGGGACATTTGGCGTGGACTTAGGAGGACCTTTCATCATTTGACTAGCCCCATAACCTACCGCGCCTACTGTACCTGCGCCTAGTGCACCTGCCGTTAGCGCACCTGCTGTGGTTGCCGCTGCGGTTCCCGCTACTCCTGTGCCCGCTGCGACTGTGCCTCCTACTGCCGCCATAACTGATTCAGGCAAAATAGCTACTCCAATAGAAACAACCAAAGTCATGTCACTACTCCCAGCAATTTAGTGGCTTCGTACTCAGCCATAGTCTCGAATCCCAGCGCGTCCTTAACCTTCTTATCGTCCTGCTCTGCACAGTGATGCACAGTGACCCATTCGCATTCTTCAAGGACGGCGACCACTCGTTGCGTACCTGCTTTAGTCACCATTACTTCGGGCGCGCGCACGATATGCTCTATGCGATCTTGGTCATAGAAAGCTATAACCCCCCGTAGCGCCACGGCAATATGATCCGTCTTGTGAACCATCGTGGTAAAAATAGATCCAGCAGGCACCACAATCCGACGAGCGTACAGGTCAGGAGTATGATAATGGGTAAGAGGAGTATCAACAGGAGCCAGCTCGCCTCGTTCGATAGCGGCGTCAATCGCATGACGAAACTCGTCAATACTAACCTGCTGCGATTCCTGAACTTCCTGCATGTCCTTTTCTTACCAAGAGTTTTTCTGCGGCTAGTTTACCTGCACCCTGCTTTATCTGCTCTTTCTTACCGTGCGCTGCCTGCCGCACCATGGGGAGAAGCTGATCAAGGAGTCGCTTACCCTCTTCAGGATCGCCACCACCAATGAGGCTGACAAGTTCTGGAGGCACAACAAACTCACCATCTGCCAGACGTACTTCTTCCTGCCCATCAATGTTGGCAGGAATGTCATCGCTCATTCCATCGCCGGGGCCGTCGAGGAAACCGCCTTTATCGTAGGTTGAGCCACCTTCAGCGAAGCTCGCCCCGTGCGCGAGAGTGTTAATGACTCCGGTGTTTCCTGCAGCAGCATAAGGCTGCGCGCTCGCGATGCGAGACTGAGGGTAAAAATCTTGAGGGCTAAAGGGGTTTGTGTTCATGTACCCGCCAGTAGCGAAACCCTGCCCGCTCAGTTTCTGCTGCACACCCTGTGCGATCCCCTGTAGGTTCTGTAAAGCGGGGTCGAGATTGTCCTGCACATCAGAGTTTTCAAACTGCGACACATACTTCGGAGGGACAGTGGTGTGTATTGGCACTCCACCTACCGTACGCGACATTTCGATCGGCCCGCCCGCGGCCTTACCGTAGATTAGATTGCCAAAATAGTCACGCTGCTGGTTAGGGTCGGTAGAAGTGCCCGCGGTCCCAGAAGGAAGGGGGAAGCCCAGACTCGCGAAGTACTGCCGCTGTTCAGCATCTGCTTTTGCCTGCTGTAGCTTTTGATTACGTAGCTGCGTAGCGCCTGTGCTGGCTTGCTCCATTGTGCCCTGCGCCGTAGCGCCTAGCATCGTGCCTAACCCTACAGGCTGCATAAGGTATTCCATACCCGGCTTGGTGAGCATGGCTGAGCCTTGCTGTGCCAGATTAGAGCCGTACTGATCCCATACCGATGGATTGTCTAGTTCTATAGAAGCGCCTGCGGTTTTTTCTGCTGCGCTAGCGACTGGTCCGCCCGGAATATCAGCAGCGCCAAACCCTCCCATACCCCCACTAATCGCGCCTCCGACAGCGCCGGGACCAAAACCTTTACCCTGTGCAGAGCTCAATGCTCCACCAGCCAGAGCGCTTGTACCTGCGCCGACAATAGTGCTACCAATAGCCCCAAATGCAGGAGCCGCCGCGCCGCCAGTCAAAGCACCCGCAATACCTAAACCTAAAGAGGTCAAGATATCTGTCCAGTTAAAGGCTTCAGGAAGCCCCGTCTTGGGGTTGGTCGTAACAGGACCTAATAGCGCTTCGAGACCCGCGAGCTCATCTTTCTTTACATGAAGAAGAGTGTCATCCCCATTACGCCCGAGAGCCGCGATGCCTTTAGATGTGGTGTGGTACATGCTCGCTCCTACGGAGGCGTTATGTGAAGAATGTTGGTGGCAGGGTCACGCCAGACTTGGTTTTTAGCCAGACCCGTCGCGCTGGTCGGAAGCTCCGCAAGGATGAACACATTTTCATCGACCATCTCGGCAGACTGTACGGATAATGCGAGCTTACCCTCTCTATCTGTAATTGTAACAGCAGTGCCGCGGATATCACCGGGGTTTTGAGTCTGCTGAATCCAGAAATTGAGCAGTCGAACCAAATTGTTCAGATACTGCACGTCATATTCCATCGGCGGCAGTGGGAGGACCGGGGCCGCGGTACGGTTAGCATTAGCCATTACTTTCTCCCATCCGGCTGCAGCTCAAGACGGGGCGTACCCATCTGCCACTTAACACCAAGGTCCGTACTCTCAACACGGAACGAGAGCTGCCTGCCTCTGATACGCACCCAGATCATTTGTGTGTAATCGTAGACCTGCGTGGTGATTTCTTTACCAGCAACAGCGCCTGAAATGTTCTGCGCCGATGTAGTACCCGCAACGCCTTGACCCGGATAGTTCCGCGCTTTGACTGTCATGGTTACTGACGGTGTGGCGTTCACAGACCCAATGAAGTCCATGTCAGGAATAATGCGCTTGACGAAGCTGAACTGATAACCGCCTTCTCCGATGTCGAAGTCAGAAGTTTCAATGTAAGCGTCAATCGCCGCCGGAGGGTTTACAGACCCATCATCACATCCCGTTTCATGCTGCACTGTGATGTTGTTCACCGCGGCGACTGGATTTCCAATGATGTGCGAGTCATACCATGCGGAGCGTTCAACAACCCCTAACCCATCCACATCCCAAATGCCGTAGTACCAGAGCTTTTCAAGGTAGTTATAGACGACGTACTTGTCGTTGATAACGGAACCCGCTGATGGGTAGTGCCACCAGACTTCGTTGTATTTTTCGTTCGTGCCACAGTAGACCAGCTCGAGCTGATCCGCATTGATATCATCAAAGACATACTGACGAAGTGCGCAAGGCAGTGTATCCACACGCCCAGAGTACGCATAGAACTTGTCTTGGCCCATCCAGTAGGTGATGCCGTTGGTTGATACCGCGGCATTTTGACTGACGATCGTGATGTCAACAGAAATTGGATTGAACCCATACACATAAGGCGCGCCCAGATACTGCTGGGAGTAGAGGGCCGTATCCGTGAAGACAAGGATTTCCTGACGAGTTTTGACTGCCGCAATGATACGGCTTCCGTAGGTCAGGCGGTATGAGCCTGCCGTGTTCGTCACTGTGGGATACCACACCTGCGGTTGTTCCTGATCACACCATGAAATAAACATGGGGTCCTGAGTCAGACTTCCTGAAACGGCGTCGTTGCATCCATAAGAAATTACATGGCGTTCGTCTGTTGTTAGAACGATTGCAGACACGACAGGAATTGCAGGATCGTAGACCACACCAGAACCATAGCCTGTAGCAATCGTAGCCGCACAGTTAAAGATATCGCCACCGGCGTAGGTTACGCCTGTAGTACCCGCCAACGTGTTCCATTGAGTCTGCGTGGTAGACCCCAAAGAGCGAATAGCATAAGTGTTACCTACGACGATGTCACCTAGAGTGACGTTAGAAAACGTCGTGCTGGTCATGTTGATACCGCGCCCAGTCACCTGCCCCGCGGCGTTTAAGCTCGTAGCGGCGTTCCAGTAATAAAGACCACCGTTTCTTGGGTTGAAGAACAGATCCTGACCAAAGTTACTGGCGCTCCAAAGGCGAAGCTCTTCTGCAAACCCCCCTCCGGAATAACCTGTGCCCCAGCCGCGCGAACCCGCGCTGTAGACAACACCATTAACCCCAATGCCTACCATGTGCCCAGTTGCATTGCCTGAGATACCGCGCGTTACGCCAGTCAGAGTATTGCTGGTCTTGCCAGAGTACTGAATGATCTCAGACTCGATGATGGCATAGCCGGAAGAAGCAAAGGAAGACGCATCCACGACAGGGATAGTCGTTACGGAAGAGTTAATGGTGGAAGACAGAGTCGTAGCACCTGCACCCAGAGGAAGCCCTACCCAAACCCCAGAACCCCAACCACTCAAAGTTTCGGTGTAGGGAAGACCCGTGTAAATCTGATAGGCCGCTGTGACCGTACCGCCGCCATTGGTCGATGAAGTAGACTGCACCCCACAGTCAAAGCAAATGTACGACCCGCCAGCATCTTGAATCTGGAATTCTTTATTAAGCTGCGCTGCTGTATACGGACCAAAAGCGGTCGCCCCACTGAACGTAACAAAATCGCCGGGGGTAGCACCATTACCGGGATCATTCACCACCATCCAAGAGCTACTAACTACCGCACCTGAAGAATGTGCCGCCGCCGTGGTGCCGTTGTACCCGCGAATACAACCAGAAAGCGTCGTACCACCGGCGTAGGAAACGTAAATCTGCTCCGAGCCAATCAGAATGACAAATGGAGAGATAAAGTCGAACGACGTACCTGATGCGACGAAAATGGTCGTATCCGTAGCACCAATGTTTGAGGCCAGCGTAGAGTAGATAGGATAGAACGGATTGCTGAGACCCGTGTCCGTCTGCCTAATTGGCGTGATATCGAAGTAGGTGTTACCCGTAAGAATGTAGTATTTGAGATTGGTCCCTACACCCAACAGGTAATAGCCGGACAGCGAAACCCACTCAGCAAAATGTTTGCATGTGCCTACATAGCTTCCTGAACCATACGGCACCCAACCCCCCAGTTTTTCTGGAAGGCCCGAGCGAAAACGCACTTTGTCGCAGGCGTACCAACCACCTTCACCCGAATAAGACGTGCCTTCTCTGTTGCATCCAGGGCGGAGCTGGAGGACCTGAAGCTGTTGCTGTGCCATATTATTCCCACTTCCCCTCAGGGCATTTGGATTTCTCGAACTTTACCTTGAGCTTCATGTAGCACCCACACTGGGTACATTGAGCTTGCTCTTTTTTGAAAAATTCGCAAGGTTTGCAGACATCGTAACGAGCTTGGGCTTTAGGTTTGTCAACGAACATTAGCTTACTTCGTAGTCAGGGTAGCCTTCAGGAGCTTCAGGATCGTAGAAGCCATCTCTTTCTGCGTCATAAAAGAACCCACGCCGGGCGTATTGATTCCTAAAATTATGGTTTATTGAAGTCTGTTTCCAGTTGGTTTCATGGCTAAAGAGAGACTTGCAGAACTCGATTCCTAGCGGTTCAGACTCAGGAAAAGGCAGATCATTGAGCACCTCGTTATTCACGACGATGACCATTTTAACCATGCTGTTTTCATCTAACTCTGCGAAATGGGACATACCTTCCTCTTAGAACGTAATTGTGCCGGAGCCGTTGAACGTGTACCAATAGTACCCGCCGGATTGCACAATAGATGGGGAGCCCGTAGTAGGGCACTGGGGGAATGAATCTGGGGTACGGATGATAACGATACCAGAAGAACCGCCACCACCCGTATTAGGGCCAACACCCGCGCCATTAGCACCAATGTTACAGTTCACGCCGGGCCTACAAATAAAAGGTTGTCCACCCGTACCGCCACCATAGTAGATAGCTGATCCTGCATAGTTAAACGAAGACGTAACGCCGTTGCCCCCGGCACCCGATCCGTAGGATATGTTAGCCGAACCGCCCGGACTGCCTAGCCCTCCGCCTCCGCCACCTAAAGAGTCCTGATTAGGAAATCCGCCCCAGATACTAGCGCCGCCGCCGTAGCCATAATACCCAGTACCCGGAGAACACGCCCCAGCTTCATAAGCTACAACAGCCCCAGCACCACATGCTCCGTTACCCGGAGTGGCGCAATAAGAAGCGTAGTACGAAGGCCCCGTACCGCCCGCTATGGCCGTAGCGCCCCAGCTTATGCTGGAAGACGCACCTGCTCCACCCACAACAACCGTGTAGGTGCCTGAAAGCGCTGTAGCCTGCGCTCCCGTATTTTGCCCGATCATCTGACCGCCGCCCGCGCCCGCGCTATTCCCACCGCCGCCCATCATAAAATAGTAGGCGCTATTTGCTGCGTATTTTTTACCCCAGAAATTGGCGGGCATTGTGATCTGCCCGGACGGAACTTGGGCCAGCGTGCGAACTTTTGAGTCGTTTAAAGAGACCTGAGTCGTAGCAGTCTGTAGGATCTCAAGATTGATGGACTGCCCGGTGACGGAGCCGCCAAGAGAGATCGGCCCTGAGCTATTCATCGTCATTAGCGGGCCTCCAGTTCCTCGATCTTGGTGGAGAGTTCTTTAATGGCTTCGATCAGCAGTGGAATGAGTTTGTCGTACTGCACGCCAAGGAAACCATCAGGCTTCTGCGCTACCGCTTCGGGTACGACTTTCTGCACCTGTTGAGCGATCACACCCACATCATGCTTACGTAGGAAGAACTTATCTTCGCCGCCATTACGGCGCAGGAACTCATCGTTCCAGTTGAACTCTATTCCGTCGAGAGACTTAACCTTGTCTAGCGGGCTGGTGATCTTCTTCTGGTCGTTTTTGAGGCGTGAGTCTGAAGTGTAGTATGCGGTCACATTGCCCGTTGCTCGAACGTCGCCTGAAGAACCTGAGGCCGCGGTTCCTACACCCACGCTGGTCGTGGTGACATTACCGCCTGAGACGACGTTGGTCGCATTGGTCGCGCTACTTGCGCTGCTAACACTTTGGCTTCCAATGTTAGATGAGGTGATGAAAGTTCCACCGCCAGAAGGATAGATGGCATATCCCGCGGTTCCCGAGATACTGATCCCCCAAGTGCCCGAGGCGCCTACACCCAAATTAGTGGGGGCATACGAATTGAAGTTGCTTGCATTGAGGACTGTGTACCCACCGCGCGTCAGCGTACCATCGACTTCAAGATTACCTGTGATCGTGCCGCCCGTAGTTGGCAGTGCGTCGCCTGATGCCGAGTAAAAGTTGGTCCCGTCTGAATAGACAATCGCAGCTAAACCGGGCATGACTGTATAAGAGTCGCCCAAAGCCGTCGTTTGAATATCCACATCCTGTGTGGAGTTGTTGGAGACGATATAAACTTTTGACGTTGTCGGGGCAAAAACTACACGCGGTGCGCTAGGCGTACCCGTTACGTTAATGATCATCTGCCTAGCTTGGTCAGACGCTCCGTTCAGAGAAATCAACGTGACGTTCGCTGCGGTGACATCCACCGATACAAGTCCCGCAATGGATTCCTCGATCAGCGTACCGATGTTGGTGTCGGTTGTGGTGCCCCACGTATTGGCCTGTTCACCGTTACCGATGAGCTCGAAACGCAGGTTGGAAGAATAAGTTGATGACATCTGTTAATCCTCGCTCAAATAGAGCTTGCGTTCCGCTTCGCGGCGTCTGGTTAAACCCTTGTTAGGTTGTCCGTTAGTTTTGTTCCACATGAGGATGGCATTAGCTGCTCCCGCATGATCACCGATAATGTGTTTCCTAAGCGCTGTAGAGCCTTTGAGCGCTCCCATGCCGATATTGTACCCTAGAGATAACAAAGCATCGAATTGGTCCTGCGTCGTAGGCGCGCCGTCTAAAAAATCATTAAGCTGTTTCACTCTGATCTCAATGTCCTTATCGAAACGAGCATCGGCTTGGTCCTGCGTCCAATGTGTTCGCGCAGAAATATCGGGGCCTGTAGCGCCCCAGCCGCATGTCCAAATGCCTCGCTGATCCCGGTACGCGGTCAGCTTGCAGCTTTCAAAGCTCTTGATCAGATCTTCGCCCTTGCGTCCTATGTCCATCTAAGTTTCCGTCAATGTCATATCGGCACGATGCTCCCGCAATCAGTCCTTTGTCAAAGCTCAAGTAGATCAACTGCCCGGAGGGTGTGCAATTAAGGTAGTTCGTTACCGTAGCGCAGCCCGGCAAGCTACATAACCCCGCAATAACTGCTCCCCGCCAGCATCGTAGACAATCTTGTCGCCTTGAATGTCGAGATAGGCTTTCTGCGGTACGGGCTTTATATCCAGCTTCGGACAGTTCTGCTCGGGCAGTTTCAGGTTCGGTGCTACAGGCGCGCTGACGCACCCAGAGAGGAGCAAAAAACCCAATAAGCGAATCATTCCCGGCCTTCCTTCAAAATCTCTTCCAAAGGTTTGGAACTATCTACCCCCTGAACGGCCTGCCCCTTGCTCCCCTTGATGAGATAGAGGTTGACGGAGATCGCAGTGACACATAGCCCCACCAGAATTTGCTTTGCCGTTCCTTCCGGCATAGAGAGCACATAGGTCAGCACCGGGGCAAGTACCGCGAGGATGTTAGTCCCCGTGTCCGTAGAAAGATTAAGGTCGTCTTTCAGGCTCATGCTTTGGCCTTCAGATACTGTACCGCAGCTTCTACTGCGAAGTTGGCACCGGACTTGGTCAGGTTCAACCCGATGATTTCAAGTTCAGCAAGAACGCCCTGTTTCTTTTCAAGGCCGGAGATTTCTTTATCCGCCCAGCGCTCTACAGCAGCCAGCACGCGTTCAAAAACGTCGGAGCCAAGAATGAGATCAACAACCTGCTTGAGAAGAAAAAGTACGATTGGGTTCATGGTGTCACCTATTGTTTGTCAAAAATGTTTACCCAATTTGGCGTCTGGGCATCGTCTACAGGAGTCCAATTCGCGGTCTGAGTATCATTGATCGCCTGCCAGTTTGCGTTCTGATGGTCGGGGATCTTAATCCAGCCGTGAAGTTCTAGGTGCGTATTGATCGCAAAGGCTTCATTCTCAGCAACAACAAACTGGGCTGTGATCGTCGGCGTGTCTAGCGCGTTGAAAACCTCATACTGATGGAACGTAAACCCTGAATTGGCCACGCTCGAATCCGCAAGGCTCGTATTCTCGTTGATGGTGAACAACACCACAACACCCGCTTGATAGGCATCGAGTGAAGCCAGCGCTTCCGTTACCGACCCTTTGAACTGCGCGGTGATAGTGATGGTGTCCGCGAGATTGATGCTCTCTGTTATGGACTGCGGGTACTGCGCCGTGATGGTCGGCGTGTCCTTGGAAGTAAACGCTTCCGTGATACCAAAGTACAGCACACCTGTGAATGAGAAGGTGTCCGCCAGAGTGATGTTTTCCGTCTGCGATTGGTTGAATGCAGAAACCTGCGTGCTGGAGTCGGCAAGTGTGACGTTCTCGGTACGAGAAACGGGGAAAGCCGCGGACGCGGTTTGGGTATCCGTCAGAGTGACGGGCTCCGTTAAAGACTGCAGGAAAGCCGAGTTGACCGTCTCGATGTCAATCGTAGAGAAGACCGCATCCACGTTCCCGAAGTAGAAAACGTCCTGCTGCGCGTTGGTGTCGTTTACGGTGATGGTCTCAGTGACCGAGAGCGAAGCGGTCGAAGTCGCTACGTATGAATCTGCAAGCCCTATGTTCTCGTTGCGCGTGAGCGCGTAGAAGTTACCCGATTGACCAGCAAACGGTGCTTGCGATATGGCGTAGCGACCAAACATTTAGCCTGTCTTCCAAGGTAGAGGCGGCTGCACGACTACAGGATGCTCCTGTGTCTCAATCTGCGCGTTGATAGATGCGTACACAGTTTGAATGATATCAGGCCCCAGCGCGGCCTGCGTCCACGCTACAACTTCGGCTTCGGTGAGCTGGTTGTAGGGGATATAGTCCGGCTTGTTTGGATCAATGACGAAGGTTGCCGTGTTGGCCTCGGAGCCTGTATACGATCCATCCGTGCCTTGGCAGAGCCAATGGCTGGTCACCACATAATTCATCAGACCGTCTACCTGCGGCACACAATCCATCGCGGTGATCGTCCAAGCGTAGATGTTGCTCACGGGGTTACTTCAACCCAAGAAGTGGTGGCCTCGTCCCATTTGTAGAGTTTGCCGTCAGCGGGATAAGGCACCGGGGATTCCCACAGCAGTGTAAGAGGACTCAGCACCCAGCTCGGATAGGGCTGCGGCGGGTAGAAAGCGTCAATGGACGCATCGTAATTGAACCCAATCCCCGCATAGTTACCACGCAGCGCTTCACCGCCATCCGGCTGCCCGTCAGGCCCATAGTGAACATTGCCGCGAGTGTTGTATGAGGTCTGTATCCACTGCCCCGGAGAAGAGTCCACGAACGTATCGAAAAAACCCGCTTCAGCGACAATAACTTGGATAACTTTGCCATCAAGGACTTTTGCGAAATGACTCATGCTGTGTAACTCCCAGAGGAGGTGAATTTGATGATGGTGTTTGAGCCGGATGTTGTGATTGTTGGTGATCCCGTAGTTGTACCGGAATAAGCCGCTGTTGGAACAGAAAGAATCACCACTCCTGAACCACCATTTGCACCAGTGACATTACCCCTGCTTCCTCCGGCGCCCCCTCCAGTATTAACTGTTCCAGCAGTTCCTGTAGTCGACGTTGACGCATTGCCCCCGCCGCCAGAACCTCCAGTTCCTGCCGTGACAGAGCCACCACCACCACCACCTCCAGCATAATAAACGGACGATCCCGTTATTGATGATGCAACGCCTATGCCGCCATTGCCACCAATGCCGTTATCGTTGCCGCTGTTGGAGCCAACTGCGCCAGCGCCACCACCTCCACCAGCCTGAAGAGAAGTCGTTGATTGTCCAGTACCTCCAGCAAATCCTTGTCCTGAAGTACCGGAGCCACCAGCGGATAAATTCCCCCCTCCACCAGATCCACCATTAGCACCAGTTCGACTTTGCCGAGCTCCACCACCACCGCCTATGGCTGTAAGCGAGTTAAAAACAGAGTTTCCTCCTGATCCACCCTGATCGACCCCTGTATTGCCGGCCCCTCCAGCCCCTACAGTGATTGAATAAACCGTTCCTACAGTGAGATTTGCTGTTCCAGATAATAGGCCACCAGCACCGCCACCGCCACCAGCAGAGTCAACAGTGATAAACGGATTTGCACCACCACCACCACCAGCGGCTATAAGATAAGAGGCTGAAACAATAGGCGCGGTTGAAGAAGCATACCAAGTAGCGCCGCTCCAAGTCTCGATAGTATTTTGCCCTGTGTTGTACCCCGTAGTTCCCGTAGCAGGGGACGCAGGTCTAGTCGCAGTAGTCCAAGTAGGCAACCCAAGCGGTACGCCAAAAGAAACAGCGGAGGATGAAGCCGTGATGACATCAGCAGTCGTAGCTCCAGCGTTACCGACACCCAAGCGCACCGTGCCGTCCGGGGATGCAGGCTGATAGAGGGTGAAATTGTTGGTGGCCGTTACGGATTGCCCTACTTGATGGGCGTTACTTTTAACTACCGACATGGCTTTACCTACGGAATGGTTTTAAGGAACGCATCTACTTCTTCCTGCGTCATCACATTCCCATCAGGGTCTTGGAGTTCGACGCCTTCGGAGACTTCTCGCTTGAAGGTTTGGAGATCGCTGTTGGCGGGGTCGAATGGAACTAGCCAAATCTTTCCGTCGTCCTCCACAAGCAACACACCAGTCGCTGGCGCTGATTCAGTCGGAGAAGTATTTTTTTGTTGTTGGTATTTCATAGCTCACACGATGCTTGGTAAAAGATATAAGCTCGGGCATACGGGTAGGTTGAGTAAGCAACTATGTTTAAGGTAGCAATAAATCCCCCGGAATAAGTGCTGACTATGCTGGCTCCAGATACGTTATCTAGGTATGTATACGTAACAGCTACTGTGGGTACAGCCCGTTTTGGCGTATGAAACTGGGCGCTATTATTACCTGCTGCGGTGTAACTACCTGCCGCCCAAATAGCGTTTACCCAAAACGGGATAACGTCTGATTCGTAATACCTCTGACACAACGCCAACTCAGTGCCGTAAAGACGGTTCTCAAACGGTGTAGCCGTAGCGCCTTTTTCTAGCTGGACTCCGGTGATGTAGAAGGTTGCGCCGTTGGTTCCGACTACAGATTGTGTTCCAGTGACACCGTAATATGTTCCAGCAGCCCAAGCATTTGCTGTGCCTCTATAATTTGACCCACAACCAATGTCAAAAACTAACAGAAGTCCAATGCCATTTGTAGTAAGCCAAGTACCAGAAGTGTCACCGGGAATAGTGATTGAAACAGTTGTCCACGTATTGGCGGAAGAAATCGTGTATGAAAACGGGTACGACCTGTTAAACGAACCGTTTGTTATTGCACCGCCAAATGTTCCTGTGAGACTTGAATAAACTAAAAAGGATAAAGTAATGGATTTCGCGCTTGCGGTTCCCCATGACAAATCAGCGCAATTAAGTCCCTCTACTAATTGACCAAAATCAAAAAATTCTGATGCCGTAGCAGAATACGCAGATAGAGACGTAACACCTAAATATTTAGAAAACCCTGCTGGTGGGGTGACTGATCCTGCATTTTGCTGAACAGAAATTTTAGATGCCTGTGATACAGCAAAACTCCAGCGATCAAGAATGTAAGTGCCGCCGGCACCCGGAGTAACCGCCGCCCCAGCATTCCGCTGGTCAATCATCATCGCGCCGTTGATGATCTTGTTTCTATTGCCAGCAAGCTGCGTTGACGTTGGGCCTGATGTGGCTTCGATTGAATTTGCCCCCGCCGCTGTCAGCGTCTTGTTCGTCAGCGTCTGAGCTTGAGTATTCAGCGTAGCCGTGTCCGTTGCCGCAGGGATAGTGACCGTGACAGCAGAGGCCGTATCTGGCGTTGAGATCGTTACCGATCCGTTGCTGGGGGTGTTGAGCTTGATGTTGCCGGACATGGGTTAGCCTTCGTAAAGAATGTTGACTGAGCCAGCGGTAAATGCACCGGAAGATACTGAAATTTGAATACGGTCTAGAGTACCAGAAAGAGCAATTTGTCCAGCAATTACAAAAGCAAATGGGATTGACGTGTTCCACACACTCCCAGCAGCAACCCATGTATTAGTGCTTGAATTTTGTAAAGTAAAAGTTATTGATCCCCATGAAGCCGCACTTGCCCCAAAAAGAATTCCATTGGTTGTATTTACTATCGTAGCTCCAGATCCATATCCAGCATTGTACCCCGTACTTACATAGCTTCCAGAGCCTACCTGAATAAAAGGAGCCGCTCCACTAGAGACAACGCCATTATTTTGTATAGTAATCCTCTTAACCCAACTTGGAATACCAGTAAACCCTACAGCCGTTCCTGATGTAGTGGCTTGAGCCGTACCAGAAGTGATTACACCACCGTTAAAAGTAGTTACACCAAGCGTTGCTCCTGTAATTGCTGGGCTAGTTAAAGTCTTATTCGTCAGCGTCTGAGAGTCAGTCGTGCCCACACCAGATCCAGCGACATTGTCCGTACCGCCAGCAGGATAGGTAACACCCGTAGTCCCGTTGATCGTAATCGTCATACCACCACCCAAACTGAGCCTGAACTGACCGTGACCGTAATCCCCGAAGCGACCGCGATGGGGCCGGGAGAGATGGCGTTATCCGTTGATGCGATTGTGTAGTTCGCCGTGACCGTCTGAGCGGTCACCAACAGGCCATTAGAAGCCCGGATCTGCGGAGCCGTACCGTTAAGACTTGCATCCTGAATGACAGAGCGCGTAGCAGGATAGTCACACCAGACATTGATTGTGTTACCAGCGAAGCTAATCAGCGCGGTCGTATTGGAGGAATTGGAGAGGACCGTATCCCGCGATAGCGTCCCGGCGCCGACAGTGCCGAGTCCTACTTCCCAGACATTCGCAGTGGAATCGAAGATCGTGTAATAGGTGGTGTTCCCGTTACCGATTCCGGTGCTGAAGGTTTTGTACCCCGTGACCGCGCCCGACAGGGTAAGTGTTCCCGTACCCGCTGTTGTCGAACTTTCCTGCACACGGTCAGCAAGGACGAAAGCCATGGCCTATTCCTGAGAATGTATAAAAGTAAAATGCTCTGCTTCTGCCCTTTTCCTAGCAGCTATGGCATCTTTGATATCGAGGTAAGACCCAAAATACATGCTTCGCCCTTTATGTTTAAGTCGGACTATCCATCTACTGTTCTTAGGGTTCCATATAACACCTTTGTACCCAGAGGTGTTGTTTTTTCCTACCGCCCTATTTTGGTTGTTATCGCTAGCGTTGTTATACGCTATCCGTAAATTGCAAACTCTGTTGTCCGCCCGATCTCTGTTTATGTGGTCTAGCTGACATCTAGGAAGTTCACCATAATACAAAAACCAGATTACCCTGTGGACCAAAACGGGCTTTCTGCCTACTCTAACCTCTCTATAACCCGATGTCGTTGTAGACCCCGCTTCCTGTCCCGCCTTTATAGCACCATTACACTTCGGCTCTTTCCAGTAAATTCTGCCTGTCTCTGGATCGTAGTCCCATAATTGCTGGGCATTTTCAACAATGATATGATCGTTCCGCATCTTCAATCTCCCTAACAGATTGTTGGTGAAGCACTTCAGGGCGGTTCCAGCCGCCCTTGGTGCGCTTAGTTTATCAGATCAACTTGTCGCGCTAGTGCTGTACGTGCAACTGACGGTGTCTCCAGCGGTCGTAGTCTTAGCCACACTGAAATTGCCTTCGGAGTACAGAACGCCAGCCGTTGAGCTCTGAGTGTTCACAGCACCCGTACCCGTGACCAAGAAGCATCCGTAGACCGTACCGCCCGCGCCCGTGATGGTGTAGGTGATAGCCGTAGCCGTGGATGAAGTCACGTTGGAAGGCGTGGTGCCCGTAGAAGTAGCCGCAGCAAACACCGCCGTACCGCGAACCGCAGAGCCGCCCACCGTATAGTTGGTGAATTCAGCCGCATTGGTCGTAACCAGCGTGGCCATAGTATCTGTCGCTGCCGGGGTCAGGCTGACCTTAGTCAGACCCAAGAACGGGCCTACCGTGGTATACGTTCCCGAGGTGCGAAGCAACGTATTGAGCAGGAGTTCTTTACCTGCGGCAACGACAAGATTAGGGAATTCTTCAGTCCACTTCAGGTTGCCATCCTTGTCTCGGCACTCAACGTGCCAAGAACCTTCGATGCCCATACCTTCGGGAATAACCGCGTTGGCCTGCATAGAGACTTCAGCGTGGTCACCAAAATTTGAAAGTTCGTTACTCATGTTAACCTCAGTAAATGATAACCGGCGCGGCGGTGCTATTGTTTGCCGGGAAAGTTACCGTGAATGGGGCCGCGCTGGTTGAGTAGGAGCCACCAAAATTCAGAACCGCCACGGAGCGGTTACCCTTAGACGCATTGTATATCAACGCACCCGCAGTCGTCAGCGTGGAATTAGACCACGTAAAATCCTGCCAGCTTGTGTAGGCCGTAGTGCCTGAGAGCGTAACCCCAAGACCCGTCAGCGTGCCACCACCCGCGGTGTATCCCGTACCCGTAGTCTCCCCAGAAGTCGTATAGACCGTAGTGGTGGAGTCGATGTTAGCCGCGCTCGTATACAGGGCGATCTTAAAGGTATCACCACCCACAAGGGAGAAGTTGTGAATCCCTTCGAGGAGTTCCAGCTTAAATGACGATGTCAGGCATTGTGTGATCATACAACCTTGTCCCTGACCTGCACGGTCCTGTATTCATCCTGACGATCCTTACCGTCACCGAGCTGCTTCAACAGAGCCATAGCCTGATCGTACTTGGTCTGATACGCTTGGATCAAATCAGCCTCGCCCTTCAAAAATATATAACTCTCAACCAGAGCGCCGTACAGCAATACGTTCGGGAAGTTGGTGCTCAACCACGTAGTCCCTGCGGTCACAATGGAAGTCGGATACGCAAAATAGTGCAGTTCGATGTCGTAGTTCACATCAGGCGTAGGCCCAAGAATGTACGTGTTGTTGTCGAACAGTGCGTAGTACTGCGGCGTTCCGGTAACACCGGGGAAGGGAAAGAACTCGCGGATGTAGTTCACATCCTTGTTCAGCATGTACCGATAGCCGTCCGCCTGTGTGTCTCCAGAGTTCATCACTGCCACGGAGAACGTGGACAGAAAATCGCTCGGAAGCGTCAGATACGGAAAAGAAGCTGTGGCTGTGCCTGTGACATTCCTACGAAACGCGGGGAGCTCAACGGTGTTATTAACCAGCCGCTCTACATCCTGAACAAAGTTAGGAATGTTGCTGATGAAGCTCGCCTCATCAACTTCAGTAAAGGCTTGTATTGCCTCTACCAGCCCCGCGTATGTCGTAATGTCGTATGACATGTTTAGCCCATCTTGGTGCTGTGCTTAGTGCCTTTCGTCTGCGCGCCTGTGCCGCGAGTCTTGACAGTCTGCGTAGATGCGATATTGTTCGGGTACCCAGAGGACTTGGGAGTCGGAACAGACTTTATTCCTTTGTACTCTGCAGAGCCTTCCTGATGTTCTTTACTTGCCACGGCTAGACCCCTTCTGATTCATAGCACGAGCGAGGTTGCGCCCATACTTCTTCATGTCGAGGGAGGTTACACCGCCCTTTTTCATGCCCTTCAGAGCGGACTTTTTAACAGTCTGCTTGATCAGTTTCTTGTCTTCAGCGACATCATCATGCTTGGCCATCGTGTTACCTCTTAGAGAAGTGCGTTACCCGGAAGCGGAGGAACAATCACAGCGCCGGGAGCTACCGAAGTGAATGCCGTAATTCTAACATTGTTCAGATACGTGGTGAGCTGCTGGGTAGCCACAGGGTTAAAAGCGAAGTCAGCGCAAGAGTCATTCCTGTTCGTGTCAGGACGAGGCTCACGGAGAGCCTGCGGGTCATTTGAAACCTTCTGCGAACCAATGATTCCGACCCAATTCTGAGGATGGTCAATTTCCCAACACTCAGTACACCGTTTGGTGTTAATGAGTTTCCCCATAATATAGATCTTTTTCATCACCTTGAGGTCATAGCGCTGGCCACAAAGATCGCAATACCCGAACGCCCGCTTATAACTCGCGAACCGTGTAGCCATTACCAGCCACCACCCAAGTACCCAGCCATCGGAACAAATCTCACAGGACTTTTATCTCTGTCCTCATCCATTGCCAACTGCAATGCTTCATCATAAGACGCTTTCAGCATCTGCAGTCTATTCATATCCAAATCCGGTTGTTTTCTACCCAAATGATACGAAAGTCCCGCGGTCAATGCTTCGTAAAAACGGAAAGGTACATCTTGCGTTGTAGCACCTGACTGCCCAGCGTCTTGAACGCGGCGCAGATACCAATAATGAAAAGAGTAGCCCGATTGATTGGGCACTTGCCACAAGTAAATTTTCGGGATAGGTGACTGCCTGTTTACCCATACCTGTACGGGGCGTCCTTGCGACAGCTTGTTTGGGATCGCGTCATAAGTCGGCAGGGCTATACGTGGGATAACTAAATCGGTCTGGTTGTATTGGCTACCCGGATTCTGTCGAATCACTTGATCAACAAGGTCTACGCAGTCTTCTGGAAGATCGTAAATGTACTGTCCTTGGGTGAGCGGGATGTCCGCTTCTTCGTAAGTCCAAAGATTCAACCCGTGGTTAGCAAGCTCGGTTATGAGATAGTTGAGACTTCGTCGCGCGGTACGAGCTTGGTAACCCGTGCGGATTTCGACCCCAACTCTTTCATAACTTTCTTCAATAATTTCATCTAGCTGGGGGTTCCAATTAGCTGTTCCACTAGTCGCCATTATTTGTTGCCTCCGCTTTACGCCTGCGCCATGATTCTAACAGCGCTGCGCTCCGCATTGCGCGCTCCTCTTCAGATTGCACCCTGCCTCTGGTCTTAGCGTGGGCTGCGGCTGTTATTTGTGGAGACATGCCTCTTTTCTTAGCGGAAGCGCTGATATTACGTCGATGCTCTTCAGAGAATACTTTACCTTGCATACTCCGCGATACTTTCAATCTGTGCGCTTCTGGTAGCGGTTTTCCTTTTCTCGCGGTTACGGTAGCGGTTCGGCAGGCTGCTGATACGCCGCGTTTTTTTGCCGCTATGGACAACTTCTCTAATGTCTCCGGTGTTAAAACTGTGCCCTTCTCGCCACCATCCGTGCAATTAGTTAGTTTAACTCCAGAACGTTTGAGACACTTGATGATGCCCCGTTCCAACTCTAGTGATATCGCATCAGATGAGCATTCTATGGTTCCGATAAAAATGTTTTCCTTACCGTGCTTAGCTACGACCCGCTTATGGTACTCATTCCGTTCCCTAAGATTTTTTGCTCGGCGCATAGCACCCTTGCCTACATAAAAAATAGACCCATCAGGACGACAGTGCACATACGCATATCTGGTCGTTTCTGGATTTATTGCTCTCATATCTAGGCTTCCTCAACGATCTCATCAAGTTGCGGGTTCCAATCTGTGACGCCGGAGGTGGTCATGGCTTAACCGTAATGGATGGTTACGAAACCGATGTTCAGCATGTAGACGTAGATGCCGTTAGCGGCCAAAAGTCCTTCACCGGGAACATTCACACTTGAGGTAGCCGTAGATCCTGTCAAAGTTTCATAGGTAGTGATCCAGCGATTGCTGCCTGAAACATACTGACAAGCAGGGGGTGATCCGCTGAGCGTGTTGCTATTCGGATCGGTAATCGTGAAGGTGTTAGCCCCCGTCACCGTAATAGTGTAATTGCCGTCGGTAGCGGAACCGCCTGTAGTAGACGCGTATGAAATACCCACTGTCGCCCCCGTAGCCAACCCGTGCGCGGTGCTAGTTACCGTAACAGTGTTTGTGCCTGACTGAGCATAAGTAGCGGCGGTTGGCGCTGACAGGCAGTCAAAAGCCACGAGCCTACCGTTCTGACCACCCGTACCGGCAAATGTAAACTGCTTCAGTCTCGCACGCCCACTTAGGATAATTCCAGAAACACTTATGTGCGCGGCTTTTACATCATATTGCATCGTCATTGTCGTTACCTCAGCAGTTCCACGCCTTCAACGATTTGTTGATGCGGCTATTTGGGTCATTCGCAGTCTTGCTGCTCGTGAGTTTCTTTTTCATACCTGACATTCGGGCGCAAAAGGAGGCTCTCCTTCCGGCGTCTTCCTTTGTCTTGGGCTTTGGGGCCGGGGGTTTCAGGTTCATGCCCTGCTTCTTGGCAGAGGCGCGACCCTTGGCGTTTAGACCGCCCTTGGGGTCTTTACCTTCAGCTCTTTGCCACGCGGGAGACTTAGCCATGCTTACCTCTGCTGGGGCCTCTGCACTACTTGTGAAGTAGGGTTTCCTTGAATCTGCAGTCCTTGCGGCTGCTGAAACTGGCTCATACCCAGAGGTTTGTTGCCTTGCTGCAGAGGACTCTGCATCGGGGCGGGCTGACCACCTACGCCGCCATCACTGCCGCTACCATCAAAACCTTCGTTGCCGCCGGGCATATTGCCTGTCACATCAGGACCTGACATAAAATTCTGATTTTGAGGAGTCGCGCCAAACGCCGGAGGCGGAGTGCCGGGCGTAATACCCTGTGGCTGGTTCGGCTGACCCTGTCCTTGGTAGGACATGAAGTTTTGGTTGGGGGCGGCAAAGTTGTTATAGCCAGACTGGCTATTCGCACCGCCCGATAAGCTCTGCTGAAGCTGAGATAAATCAACTCCCTGCCCGCCGCCCCCAGCCATCAGACAAACTTCCCTTTGGTGTGGCCCTTAGAGATGCAGCCATCGACAGAACCACCTTTATAGTAGCCCTTCATCGCCTTGCCACCGCAAGCCATCTTCTTGGTGCCACAAGAACCGCCAGACTTCATACCCATAGGGCCAGCGGTACGGAGACCTGCTGCCGGAGGCATAGGAGCATTAGCCGCACCCAAAGACATAGCGTTCAGTGCGGGAGCGCGCTTGGTTACACGAGCCTTCATAGACTCTTTCTTTGCCAAAGTAGGCATACCTGATTTCTTAGCCATTTTATTTCCTCTAGCTTTACGCTGAATTGGAGAAATACCGCGGGACGGCAGTGTCATTTGTCCACCTTGTTGTCCAACTTGTCCATGATCCGGTTAAACATACCCTTTATTTCGGCCATGTCGATTCGATAATCATCTTTACGGACGTAGTTCTCATGGAGAGACTGGTTGGTTTCTTTCACGTCTTTCTGGAGTTCTTTAACAGAATCCCACATGATTTTTACAAACCAACCAATGACTGCTCCGATGACCGCTGCAGTGATATTAATGATATTTTGCGCATCCATCGCTACCAGTCTCTTAGGCAGAGGCTGGAGCTGCAGTGCCATCGCTGTTCTTCTGAGCGTAACGCACCGTGAGGTTCAATGCACCTGCATTGACAGAAGAAGGTGAGCCGGTGAAGGCCAGCGTGACCACGACCGGAATATCGACAGAACCGATACTTACCCAGTTGGCGTATGAGCCAGTGGTGGCCAGTGAAGCCCGACCTGCAGAAGTCACAGTGGTCGTGGTGACAAACTTATTTGCCGTGGTCCCATCACCCACCGTAATGGTGGCTGCTGGAGTGGTGCCTCCGGTGAAGGTGAAGGCCGTGGTGGTGTCGAGTTCGATACCGAGAATCTGAGAACCTGCCGGAATCCAACCGATCGTGGTCGTGCCAGCGGTAGTAGCAGGAGACACAACAGAGTTCTGAGAAAGACTGACGACGCCGCAGTTAGCGACAGTACCAGCGGTGGTTCCGGTGGTGTCCTTTACGGTACCCGTGCGAATCGGGCCAAGCCAAGTGGAGAATCCCATGATAACCTCATGCACATGCGCCTGTCGTCTTGTGCGAGTACCGCTAGGGCGGTCGAGCAGGCAATTAGAAAATCCCTAGATTTGAGCCTTTGTAGCTTACTTATTTTTCAGTGTCAAGACAAAAGAAAAGGGGGCCGAAGCCCCCTTGTCCCGACCGGGATCTCCCAGTCCTCAGTCAGTATATCTAAAACTCCACCCCTCGGCTTTGCCTTTTGTCAGGGCGTTGCCAGATTTTAAAGCCCTATCCACCGTGGGTGGAGTCAGCCCAAGCTCCTTTCGAAGCTGAGTGATTGTAGCAAACCTATGCTCTACACCAGCAGGATCCGTCGCTATGACGGCGCGGCCCATCTTCTCCTTTGACTCCTCCGAATGAGTGCGACCTTCCCAGTGACTGTAGTGCCCCGCCTCAGCTGCGGCACGGATTTTGGCACGGCCTTCAGCGGATATGGTTCTCCCGGGCGCTTTAGGTTTACCACGTTGAGCATCGCCAATCTTTTTACGTGTCTCCTCTGAAACTGTTTTACCGTAGCGGTAGTGGTCTGCGCCTGCTGCTTTACCTTTACGCGTCTCTGACATCTGAGCGCGGGATTCTTCTGTATGTGCTACGCCTTGCCGAGGGTGTCCCTCTCGTTTAAGCCATGCTTTGGTTTTTTCAGCTAATTTAGCCCGGATCTCTGGGCTCGCATCCCTCATAGGGGAGTCGGCGTGGGCAGCTACGTTGTAGCAGTAGTCTTTACCGAAATGCTCGTCCAGCCATTTTTGTTCCGCTGGGTACAACTCGTCTTTAGAGCTATGCGTCTCTAGCACTTCGAATTTAAAACAGTCCTCGCCATATTTGTTCCATGCACGTTGCAAATGCACGCAGTCATGGTTCCCTAAGCGAAGAGCTTTTCTATGCGCCCAAAAGCGTTTGCGAGAGTCGACTGTGCTGCCTACGTAGTAGTGGTCGTTGACTACGTTTCGGATTTTGTAAATTACGTTCTTCATGCGCCCTCCGGGTTGGTAAAGATATTAAACCACTGAAGGAACGCTGTGTCAACATGCGGGCAAAAGAAAAGGGCCCGAAGGCCCTTTTCTCCCGATAAACCCTGATAAATCAGGAACTTCCGGGACTTCCGAATACTCCGAGGAAATCGGACCATCCAAAGCTGTAGCGCTCTCTCGCCTTGTACCTAGCGTTCCCCGTATCAAAATCAGCGTCCATTGAAGTCGCCAAGGGGGTACGGACAAAGTGCTTGAGGCCATTCGGAACGTCGGTGGTCAAGAACCAAGCATTGGTGTCGGTCAACCAGTGGTTGACAGTCCAGCCGCCCGGGATTGAGCCGTTGTTCTTCAGAGCGTTGATGTCGTTGTCGGAGGTACCAACACGCAGTTCAGTTTCGAGGATACGGGTCGCCACGAACTGCAGTGCAGACGGGATGATCAGTTTCTTCGGCTTAGCTGCGATGAGCAGGCCACGTTCGTCGGTCCACAGAGAGATCTGAATTACCGCATTTTCAAGTGAGGTTTCGTTCAGGTCCGCTGCAGTCGTCGGAATGTTGGAAATGGTTGAACCATAAACCAGCGGGTGAGCATTTGAGAACAGAGCCTGACCGTCACCACCTTTGTAGTTCGAGTTGAAGCCGTTATTCAGAATGTTAGCCGCCTTGACTTCCTTGGTGTAAGCCATAGCACGAGCCAGCGCCTTGGTATAACGAGCAGACAGTGAGTCGTACAGGTTATCTTCGATTGCTTCTTCCGTCAGGGAGAAGCCGAGAGCGATGGTTTCGTGGGTGTAGCGGGTGTTCCATGCTTCCTGCGCATTGTCATACGCAATCGCTGAACCTTCCGCCTTAACCGGGGCAGCACCGAAGCCAGAGAGCTTCTGTTCTTCTTCAAAGGAACGCTCAGAGCTTTCGGTCTCGAAAAGCTCCTTGTATTCCTCGCCATACCGCTCATATTCCAGACCGAACAGGGCGTTCAAGCCGGGGAGCAGCTCTTTAAGTAATTGCGCGCGTGAAATAGCAGCCATTTAAGTTACTCCTTAGATACCAGTGGCCTGACGATAGAAGTGGAAGCCTGCATTGAAGCTCACCAGAACCTGCTGGTAGGTACCATCAGACAGAGCCGTAGAACGGACAACGTCAACGATACGCAGCGGCAGAGTGTTGGTGGTAGCTGCAGAGGTGAGGTCCACAGTCACGAGGCTGTCACCAGTCGTGGTGTTAATCAGACCCGTCTTTACGTAGTAGCCAATGTTCTGGCCTACGTTAGCCTGAGTAGCTGCGCTAGAGGTGTACAGAGCGCCTGAACCGTTAGAAACGGTAGCTACAAAGACAGCATCGGGGTCTTCACAGACGTATGCCCAACCATAACCGTAGTTAGTGTTAGCGCTGTCGGTGAGGATCGTGGTGCCCGTCGGCCAGTACTGTGACCACAGCGGCTGCTTGAGGCCGGTGCTCGGTGAATACTGACATCCAAGGAAGATACCAACTGGAGCCGCTGCAAAAGCAGCTTTCTGACCCGCAGCAGTGTCAACACGAACGATGGTGCCATCAGTGGTGTAAGTGACGAAATCGCCATAGCCGATGTTCTGAGCGTACCCAGATGCAATCGGAATTTCACGAATCGCTCCGCTATAAACACGACCACCGATCAGGTTAACAGGAACCAAACCGGAGGGGCCGATACCGTTAGGATATGCCATATAAAACTCCTAATTTTGAATGAACCGGCCCCTAGAGACTAGGAACCGCTACCAAAAGACACTTTGGACTTCCCTTCTCTAAAGAGGGGCATCCTAGGATCATTTTCGCGGAAAAGATTGTTGTCTACGGACTGCGTCTGCTTCTGAGTCATGTTCTCATAGTACGCATAGCGCTGATTAATCAATTCCTTTGGTGCTTTGCACAGCACCAAACCGCCGATCTCGATGAGGTCAGAGGTCGGAGCCAAACCAAACGCAGCAAAATCTGAGCTGATCTCTGGATGATCAGAAGCCTTACAAGGCACCCAGCCTTCGCGTCTGGCGCGAGCCATATTAGCCGGATCGGGGTTACCCATCATGGCGACTCGAATCCAGCGAAAGCCATACCCATCAATGGGGTTAGGCACAGGAAGATCGTGCGCGGGTTTCCAAGAGTCCATGCGAACTTCTTTTTCTCGCGTTTCATTCTGTCTAAGCGAACGGTCGATATTAGCCATTGCGTTGCTCCAGTTTGCGTTTCTCAGCAAGGTAAGCCTCTGGCTTAATCCCGAGTCGCTTAATAAGTGCGTCTTCAGATTTGGTCACTGCGGTCTTTTTTGGTGCGGTGGTTCTACCAACCGATGCTACAGTGCTTACTTTCTTGGTACGTTGGTTAAAGTTTTGAGGGAACATCTCCCTCATGCGGGCGTCCACCTTGCCGTAATACTCGTCAGAGGTAGGATCGACACCGGATTTTACTAGCCGTTCATGTACCCCGTAGGCGAATGCAGTCATCTCTTCGTCCTTGCCAAACCAAGGATTCTGGGCTGACCATGCTTCTGCCTTATAGTCCCTTGCGGGTGGTTGCTGAGGCTGAACAGGTGCTGGTTGGTTATATACAGGATTGTTTTCCTGTTGTAAAGGTGCTCGTGGAGGTTGTGGTGCAGGTGGTGTCCATTGCCCAATCTGACTACGCTCGATAGCCAGTTTGTTGAGCTCATTCTGCGCATCAATGACTCCATCTGTATCGCCCGCTTCAAATGCCTTGCGATACTTGTCCTGAGCAATCTGCTGCTGGTACTCGAGCCGGTTTGTCGCTTCTTCAGTCAGGCGTCCTGAACCCCAAGTTACGGTCTGCTCAAGCTCCTGCGCGCGGTTGTAAAACATCTGCGCAATTTTGACGGCTTCCGCGTGCTCGCGCGCGAGACGTTCTTTTTCGCGCCGCTCGTCATTGATCTTGTGTGTTAGCCGGTCGATACGCTTTTTGACGCGTTTTGAATAGCTCTCCTGCTCTTCTTCCTGATCTAAGTCATCGTCGTCCAGCGCCAGAGGCGGGCGGTCTTGATCTTCTTCAGGCGTATCGTCTACGACTTCGTATTCATCTTCTTCAGGCGCTACACGAGTGTTCTCTGCGAGAACCTTGCGCCCTACTACGTGGACTTCCTCGTCATCGGAAAAGTCTAAATCGTCTTCTCTTGCCATAAATCACCTTTAGTATGCGCGGTTGATACCGCGTGGATCAGCAACAGTACCCTCAATCTGATCATCATTCACGATGATGAACTCTTTGCCATCTACAGAGAACCGGGAGCCAGAATACGCGCGGAGGAGGACAAAATCTCCTTCCTTGCACCACGGACCCGTGGGGAACTTATCCTTGTCCATGTAGCACATATCGCCTTGTTTGAGGACAAGACCAACGACTGCCCCCGCTTCTTCGCGCTTGGCGGTAATGTCAGCGATAGCGATGCCGCCATCCGTAGTCTTGTTGATTTCCGGCTTTACCACCAGCATCTTGTATCCCTTTGGCTCAGGGAGACGTTCGGCCAGCTTCTCTGCACTTTCTTGAGTCTTTTCAGCGTCGATGTTAGCGACAGACATCAGATTTCCTCTTCGTACTTACGCAGGTCTTTTACACGTTCCAGCGCTGAGGTCAGACCTGTGATTACCCCAACGAGATGCCGATACTCGGCGTAGTCAACAGCGTGCCCGAAGGCGATCGCGTCTTTGCGAGCTTCAATGAGCTCGTTCAATTCTTTCTGCAGGATTTCTAGTCCAGTCATTTTTTAGGTTTCCCTATGGTGTGTGCTTCGCCTTTATCCACTGCGGCGCGTGCTCGTGCCAGCAGCTCTTCCTTGTTGGCGGTCTCTGATCCGAGACGCCGCCCCAACTCGTTGTTGAACGTATCCATTTCTTCTTCCGCAGGGCTGTCAGAACTAAGCTTCTCATGCGCCCAACCAGCCATTGACGCCGGAATATCTCCGTACTGCTGCTGTAGTTCTCCCTGCCAGAGCAGGTGACGCAATGCGTCTCCGCGAAGATTGTGCTCTTCACCGGGGTAATACTGGTCGGCCATTTCCGTAGAGTGCCTTGTCGCATCACCCATACCTAGCGCATCAGCCACCGCGTACTGGCCCTTCCGTGCGTATTGATTGATCTTGTCTGTGGTGCTTCCGCCATCAGCCATACCGGGCGGTGGTGGGGCAGGTGGACCTCCTTGCGGACCTTGAGGGCCGGGCGGCGGAGGCGTTTGCGGGCCGGGTCCACCCGGCGGCGGAGCCATTTGTGTTGCGTTCTGTTGCTGGATGGCCATGTCCATGCCCTTGAACAACCCTTCGACCTGCGCGTCCTCATGCTGAAGGAGCAGCTTGGCCTCGTTGTTGATCATCGCAATTTCTTTCTGCGTCTTCAGTTTCTCGAGTTCGAGGAACTTCTTGTCGTTGATCTCTTGCTCTTTAAGCTGCAGTTCCTTCTGCTGCATCTGAACCACGGGGTCCTGCGCGGCCTGCTGATTCTGCTGTTGCTGCGCCTGCGCCTGATTGGCCTGAACAAGCTGCTGTGCTGCCTGTGCCGAGAGCTGCGCGAGCTGCGCAGCGAGTTCCGGTTTGAGCTGTGTATCCGGCGGCGGCAGGCTGACACCCAACTGCTGCTGAAGCTCCTGACGGTAGCGGAACCCTACGTGCTCCTGCACATGGGCCATAAGCGCCGCCTTGATGGCGTTAGCGTTCGGATCTTGCCCCATGATCGCGGCGACCTTCGGGTCGTTGATCATGCTCATGTGGATGGTGATATGCGACTCGTGGTCCTGCTCGATGAACGCCTTGCAGGGCTTTTGCTTGAGAATCTCCATGTTCTCAGTGACTGGGTCGGTCGGCTTCTCGTCGTCTTCCGGTACCGTAACGATCTTATCCGCGTCCTTGATACCCATAACTTCAAGCATCTGACGGTGAAGAACCGGCAGGTTATAGATTTGCGGAGACTGCTGAGCAAGCTGAATCGCAGCCTGATACTGAATGATCCGCTGCGCCATGGTGGAGGCATTAGGATCACTGACCGGAATGATGTCGACCTGATCGTAATCTTCCTTCTTCGCGGTGGGTTTGGCACCGAAGTCAGGCATGTAGTCATAGGTCGGCGCGGTGAAGTCGCGGATGAGCCCCGCGATCAGTTTGAACTCCTGCGCCATGGACGCATGGACGCGCGCCTGAACGGCACTCATCACCTTGAGCTCACGCTCGAGAATCGCCAGCGTGGTGCCTACCGGAGCTTCCCCATTGACTTCACCGAACTTCACATCGCTGACTGCCGCCAGCTTGCGCCCTTCATCGACTACGTTTTGCAGAAGCTGGAACAGCGTTGCGCTCGGTTCCTTGTAGGGGAGGGGGAGGATATTGTCCTTGATGTTGGAGGAAGGAACGTCCACATCTCTCCATTCGCCGGGCATGATGGGAGTGTCATCACCCTTGATTCGGAGCCCCCTTGACTTGAGTCCGCCCGGAAGGTTGGACAGTGTGCCAGCATCCACAAGCTGGCGAGTAATCGAAGTCGCGCTTTTCGCGGACCCACCCAGCAGGTGAATCAGCCCGTATCCGTAGGCACCAAACCCCGGAATGTACGTGTACTGTACGAAGTGCTGTTTCTTTTCCTTGAGCGGATCATGCTCGTCCCAGTTACGCCGAATGGCGAGAACTTCTTCCGTTCCCCGGTCGATGGTCACTATGTAGGGCAGTGCAATCCCTGTCTCTTCACCGTCCTCTTCGTCCGTATCTTCAAAGCCGGGCAGGTCGAGGTCTATGCTGATTTCAAGGAGCTGATACCGATCGTCATCGAGCTGTGCGTACCCTTCAGCGTCATCCTTGCGGCGCTGAATCTCGTCAATAAGCTTGGTCGGCTCTCCGAGGTCAATATCCCGGTAGAACCCCGTGTATTGGAGCTTCTTGATTTCATTCTTGGTTTTCCGCATCACATGCGTAATGCGTGGTGCCGACCGCAGATCCGAGGCACCGTAAGGGATGATCAGGTCTTCTGCCGGGACGTACATCGAAGTCGGGCGGTCCATTGTCGGGTCGTAATACACCTTCTTGAACCCAGCACCCGAGAGCGCCAGCCCCCACAGCATCTTTTCATGCTCGGGGCGAAACTCCACCATCTTGTCCGTCAGGTGGTGATTCATATCCTCCACTACCCGCTTGGCTGCTTCCTGCGTCGCCCGGTCGTCCTTACCCACGATTTTCGCCCTCACCGGCCCTTGCGCCGGGAAGGTCTCCGCGATCATTTCAGCTTGAAAACGAATAACCGCTTCAGAGAGGATGGGATGGAATACTCCGCAGGCACCGCTCCACGGCTCGCTGCGCTCCTCGATTTTTAGTCCGAGAAGGTCCAGCCCGTCGACATAAGTCCTTTCCCACTCTTTTCTCGACATCTTGTCGTTGTCAAAGTCCTCCATGAGATCGGAGGCAAGGGAAGCAAGGTGACTTTCGTCGATGAACTCGGCCAGATTGGAATCAAATGCAGGCTGCTTGTCGAGCTCTATGTCCGCTTCTACCTCTACCGGCTCGTTAGGATCTCCAATATCAATTTCAATCGGCGCATCGTCATCTTCCATAAGAAACGGAGACTGAGGAAGCATAGCCTTGTCGATATTGGGGATAGCCATGTGTGTGCCTATAGAAGTTCGAGGAGTTTCTGCAGATAGTGATGCGCCTTCTGGATGTCTTCCTTAAAAGCACCCTTCTCACCTGCGCGCATAATGTACTTGAGCGCATTGTACCTGTAAAACCCAATAGCCTGCTGCCTAGGCCCGTGGTCGACCACATCCCATGGCTGAATGTCCATTCTCTTGTAGTGATCTCCTCCCACCTGCCGGGTGCTCGCGATGCCTGCAACCATCTGCCTTACATTCTCCACGCCCATGTCCTCGTTAAACTTCTGCTGGTCCACAGGATCGGGATAGTAGCGGCTGTAGTCCTTCTCGGCCTCGTACTCCTTGTTGCCGGGCAGGAACTTCACGCGGTTGCCGTCTTTATCCCACTCATCTTCAAACGTCATATCTTCGCTCTCACATAGCTTTTCTTGCTTCATAACATCACCCCTCAAATGTATATACATGTTCAATAGTATGCCGCCTTTCGCCCTTTAAACATCCACTCGTTCTCGTACTCCTTGTCCATCGCCGTGCCGATGAACCCACCCGAACGGAAGCGCGCCAGCGCGAGGGACACGCAGTCCACCAAGTCATCGTTTCTACCTGCCGGGAATGAGGCGACTTCGTCGATGACCTCTTCCGCCCAGCGTTTCTCTGGCGACCAGACTTTCCCCGAGGCGAATATGTCCGCGATCGCATTCAAACGAGTAATCTTGTCATTACCCTTGTTGGGGGTGAACTCTTGCACCGGAATGCCCATACGCCGCAGTTCGTAGATCAGCGGAGCGCCCGAAGCCTTCTTTTCGATAATCACCGCATCAGGCTCCCACTCTTGGTACAGTTCCAGCGTTTTCGCTTTCAGCTCGGGGAACTCGAGCCGCTCGCGCCAAGAGTTTAGAAGGATCAGGTTCGGCTGGCCTCCGTCCTCCTCGTTATCGAATACACCGAATATGACTGCAGCGCTGTAGTCAGCAGAGGTCTTTTTCTCGAAGGCTGTGTCCATCGCCATGATGATGAAGTCTACAGGCGGCGGTTTCTCGTGCGGCCATGGTTGCCACCACTCCCGTTTGATGATGGCATTCGACTCAGAGGTGGGTTCCTGCTGATACTGCGCCATCCACTTGCTATTCGGCAGTTCCTGACGAATGGCTTCCAGTTCTTTCAGCGGCCAGAATTCAGGCCAGAGGGGTTTGCCGGAGGGCATGATGGCAGGGAACTCAATCACCTCCCACTTATCGCCGCCGCGAGAGGCGGACGCCTCTAAAACTTGTCCAGTCAGGTCACGCAATGACCATCTTGTCATAACGATGATTATGGCCCCGCCCGGCTGTAAGCGCTGCCGGGGTCCCGAGGTGTACCACTCAAATACTTTGTCGTAGATCTCGGGGTTGTGCTGGGCAAGTACCGCTTCCCCTTCTGAGTGAGGGTCGTCGATGATAAGTAGATCAGCACCGCGACCAGTAACGGTACCACCAACACCAGAAGCAAAGTACTCACCATTGTAATTAGTGTTCCAACGTCCAGCCGCCTTGGAGTCGGTTCGGAGCTCAACTTCTGGGAAGATTTTCTTGTACTCATTGCTGTCCACGAGGTTACGCACCTTACGACCGAATCCTTCGGCCAGCTCGGCAGTGTTACTGATCTGCATCACCTTTTTCTTGGGGGATTTACCCAGAATCCATGACGGCAGCAGGTAGGAGGCAAACTCACTCTTCGTGTGGCGAGGGCCAAGGTTGATGATGACTCGCTTTTTCTCCCCACGGGCTACGGCTTCAAAGAGCTTCGCGATGCGTCGGTGATGGGTACCCGATATGAAGTCCGGCCAGACCGCTTTTACGTAGGCAATGAAGTCATCCTGTGCCTGCGCGCGTACCTTACGGGTATGCAGCTCATCAATGAGCCCTAAAATCTTCGCTTTTTCGCTCTTTGGGGCGCTTGCGAGGAGGTTTTCTATCTGTTCGGGAGTGAGATCGAGCATTTATAGCCTCTCCGCCGTCCCTTCGATCACTTTTTCGCCAGAGAACCGCTTTATGGCACTCAGAAGTTCCTTTTCGAGGTCTGCGGTAGGCATCGTGTTGATGTTGATCTCCGTTTTCTCGGTTGCGAGGCCGACTACGGACGATTTTGCGAGAGAATCAAGCGCAGGTTTGCTGATTTTCGGGTCTGGATCGAGTGAAAGCTCGAAATACTTGTACATCACATAGTTCTGCCACTGTTCCTGAGAGGCAGGCATGACGAAATTGAACCGCTCAAGCTGGCTTTTGAAGAATCTTTCAGCCGCATAGCTGGGTGGAGGGCTGGTGTTCTCGGGGGTAGTGGCCTTTTGCGCCAGCCATTGCTTGTCTTCAGCGGATAAAGGCACTTCCTTGTCGGAAGGCAGCTTGCCTGCCTGAAAGCTTGCGCGAGAAAAGATCTCTTCCATAGGGCAACGTGCCTCAAGTGGCACGGGAACATCGTCGATGGCACCATCAGGTGCCCAATCGTCCAGCTCAAAATATAAATTGTCCATCGCAGGTCACACGAAGTACCAGAAGGCATGACGATAGCACGAGGCAAAGGGCGAATCAAACGTATAGCGGGTGCTATAGAATAGTATACAAAATTTTGTATGGAAATTTTTTGAGTTGGATGGGACCCAAAGGGTTTGGGGGTATGTAGGGGGAAGAGGGGGTGGGGCTCACTATGTGAGCTTGGGTTATGTAGTAAAAATTTTTAGTGAGGATGGGACCCAGAATGTGAGATTGGAAAATGGGGATTGAATGTGCGGATCACAGTTTATGTGCGCGCGTGGGACTCCGCTGACCAGAGGGGCCTCCCCCCGGAGGTGGGGTCGCGCCCACGCGCCTGCGCCCGCGCGTTCGCGCGCGTTCGCGCATCATGCGCCCGCGCTACGCGCCTTCCTCTAAGCGGATCTTTGAACTTCATACGTATGAAGTTAAACAAGGGTTGACACGGTTAGCTATTGGTGTATGATGGGAACCGTGGAAGGCAACAAGCCAACCACGCAATCGAACCGCGCGTTCGGTTCGTTCTTTAACAAACTGATTGGAGATTTACTATGGCAGCACAAGCCAAAAAACCAATAGCCGAAATCGTCGGCTTTCTCACCAATGCCGGTAATGCGGTTGGCGCAATGGTCAAGGCGCAAGCCGATGGCCGCGAGTCCATGAAAAAGACTCGGGAAGCCGTGAAAGCGGCGGTCGAAGTTCACCGCGCCGAACTCAACCTCAACCTGAAAGCCGCAAAGCTGGCAGGTTGGAAGTGGACGGGCACGGCTAAAACAAATTCGGGTATCAAAGCCTTGATGGACTCTCAAACCCAGCAGGGACTTGAAAAGGGTTCGGTTGCTAACAACCTTTCCGCCATGAAAAATTTCTACAATGGCGGCAAGAATGGGTACGAAGTAACGGACCTCAACCCGAGCCGATTCAAGGAAAAGACGCGGCACATCGACCTGATCGACGGCAAGGTCATCAAATTGGCCGCGGCTGATATCCCTTGCACTGAATCACTGATTCTCTCACTGGATCGCGAAGGTTTCGGGGCGATCGCTCTCGGGGTGTTCGAGACTCTCGGGGTCGATGTTAAGACGGTCAAGAAAGCCGACGAAAAAATCATCGCGGCTTTCAAGTCCACGCTAGTTGCTAAGGGATACGCGGTACTCGACGCGAAGGGCAAACTGACGGTAAAGAAATGAGATTCACCGTCTACATGATCGTGATGCTAGGGTTATACATTCTCACTCACTCTTGCACCACATATTAACCATACGGGGCCGAGCAATCGGCCCCACTTTCGGAGATACCATGAAAGATAAATACGTTATTTGGTTCTTGATCTTCGGTTTGTTGATCCTCCCCGGATTGATTGAAAAATTCTAAGTTCCTCCCTCCTGCCCGTCACGTTCGCGTGACGGGCTTTTTTGTGTCTGAAGGTAGGTCAGCCTACCCTACGTTCGTTTCGCGCCTTGTGGACGCTCTCACGAAGCCAGTAGTCGGGCAAGGGGCGTCAGGGATGAGGCGCGCGAGGGCGCACGACGAGGGGCGAACTTCATACGTATGAAGTTGTAGAGATGAGAAGCCAGTAGGATGGCAAGGGGCGTGGTGGTTTGAACTTCATACGTATGAAGTTGGTGATAAAAGCATGGCAGGCTACGTGCAGCCCACACCAGACGCGAGGGTAAAGAATAAAAATTAGAAGCGCGGAAAGTAGGCACTACAGGACTTTTTATGCACAGCCCTTAGAGGCAACGGGAGGCAACGGGCTTTCTCTCTCTATAATAAGTTTTATAAAAAATAATATATAAAACTTTAGCGAGTATCTCCCCGGCTATGTCTATCTCTGTCTACTCCTCCCGTTCTATCTCTCTATCTATAGCTTGGTGCTTTTTTATTTATAAAACCTTTTTCTAAACTAAAGAACCCGCTCATCCCCCGTCACACCTAGCCCGTCCATTAAAGTTGTCGGTTCCTCGTTTTTCTGTTACATTTAGTCCGTCCTTTTAATCCCGCGCCCCGCAAGGGCTGAACACCACATAGGAGGTTTTTAGTGGGTATGCTACGCGATCTCATGAACAATTCAGTTGACGTTATCCGTGTGGATAGCAATGCTCGTGCAGAAAAGAAAGAACTTACACCCGAGGAACGCGAGTTCTACCGAACTGCCAGTATGCGCTACGAACCCGACACCGACACCCTCTACATCAAGGCCCAAGTAGCCAAAGAGCTTTACGAATGTGGAGGATATGAAACACTCAGGCTCACCGATAGCTTCATCTGTTCAAAACTGACAGGGTTCTACAAGGGCACTCCCTACAAAGGAGCACAATGCCAATGCCACATTTACGACCTGAGTAAGAAGGAAGAACTACGTGCTGATCGACTGAACCCGCCCGAGCATGAGTATAAGAAAACCGCCGCGCGCATGCGTAGGCGATACCGGAATGACGTTGCCCTTGTTGCCCGTGCTATGGATGAGTGGGTCGAGCAGTACCGCGAGCGCATGATCCGTGGCGAGCACATGGCACATAATAGAAAGACAGAGGAGGAACTGGAACGTGAGCGCATGATGCGCCGTATCCGCACGCTTGAAAGAAAAGTTCTGCATCGTGCCAAACCCAAAGAAAAGGCACAGCGCGCTACGCTATCGGAGCTGGACAATTATATAGCCGAACACAAACCGTTCATTCGGCGCACCGTAGTGAAGATAGAGAAGGTCGATGGCAAGTACGTATCCACAACCAAGCGTTACAACCCGGAGGACTACAAGCGCACATACGTAGGGCGGTTCGAGGATATAGAGAACACGATGGGAGGACGGTCGATCAAACTGCATCTACAAGTGGCCGCGTTAAAACTCTCCGTGCCGAACTTCAAACAGGATGTGCGCTACACCCACTCACAGAAAACACGCATCAGCGAACAACCCAACGCGGCTCAGGACTGGTGTGCTGTGTTCGACCTGACGAGGAAATAAGATGGATGCTCTCATATTCAAAAGCGCGGATGACGTTTTATCTTTTATGGACAAGCTAAAGCTAGAGCACAGGAAAGCGATTGGTTTCTTTGTTACACACTTCCAACGACTAGAGGGTGCATACGTCTATCACTATAAACCACAAGCGGCGCTACGCTCACCAACCTTCGCTAATCAGGAAATCACCTGCCTAGCTGTCATCAACGCTACATACGAGGATTGGAGGCTTCAGCATGGATGAGGTCACTGTTCTGCAGATGTACTCCTTCGGGGATAGCCAATACATCCTTGTGGAACTAACCCATGCGGGGAGGATATTCAAGCTATCCTTCAGTCTGACAATCAGAGGGCGAGTGAAGATAACACCACCTGTGTTCGAGGTGCATAACCGGAACGAACATTCGCTCATAAACCAAGACAACTTGCCCCGTCCTGTGCGGAACTGGGTAGAAGAAATGAAACCCACACTCCTGATTGCCCTTCAAGGCGAAGGATGGGGTGACGAGTAGGAACTTCATACGTATGAAGTTGTGGGTGGCTCTACTGGCTTCGCCCCTTATGGGGGCGAAGTGCCCATCAAACGCAGGGTAGGCCCCAAAAACACCCTATTTACGCGGGAACTCCAAAGTCCGTAGGGCTTGACAAGCCATGTATATGTGTGTATAATGGTAGCCTGAGTTGGAGAAATCCCACTCGCTTCCGAACTTCATACGTATGAAGTTCACGACGCTCGGCGTTACCGAGTTGTTTTAGGAGATTGCAATGAAATACACGACTAAAAAGTTCGGCGCGAAGAACTGCCATGAGCGTACTTATGAGAATGGTGCGCGGATATTCTTCTCTTACGCTACCCCTGTGGGTGCGTTCATGCCGGGAGTGGGAGCGGTGCGTACCACTGCTACGTATAGCAGGACTACGAGTAATCACGTGACGATGTGGTCACGCGACGAGTTGTGTGGGTTCGCTACGGCGAATGATCTCAAGGACTTTTACCATGTGTGTGAGTACGAACCACTGTGGACTCGTGGGTAACTTCATACGTATGAACTTGGCGGGGCCTCGCCCCGCCCTCAACAGGAGATAAGCAATGTACGAAGTAAACGGTTGGCATAAGTTCGGTGAACAGGATCACTACGAGACTGGGTGCGACCCCGATGGTGGATACGTCAGTTTTGCGGGTAACGAGAGGTGGGGCGCTGAGACTATCCCTGATCTGCTTGATATGTTGCGCTCTTTCGTGGGTGTCGACGATGACTATGAGATCGAACTCGATGCCTGCGAGGAAGATGGGCGCGTGGATATCAGTGTGCTAGAGACTGCCCATAGTTACGTAGCTGACAAATGGGATATCGAGAAGTGGAAGCGAGGCGAACTGGATCTGTGGTATTCCACGTACACATTCACAGTAGAAAAAGTAGAGCGTAGGTTTGTGCGTCTGAAGGAGAATGACCAATGACCAAGAAACCAACCAAGAGTAAATCGTTCGCGAGGTGGGAGTATGGTGCACAACCCCGATGGTGGTGAGAAGTTTTCGTTTGAGTATGGGAGCGAAGATCACGAGTTTGTGCGACTGAGCCGAGTAACCATAACGCGAGTGAGTGACGGAGTGCGGTGCTCCGTCACAGGGAATGGTATCAAGCGAGATATTAGAGTGCCCGTCCATGTGGCTGTGTATTGGCCTAATGGTGAAGCGATGGCGTGGACTACATACGAGGGTGATGGTACGTCGAACCTAACGTATATGCGAGAGATCGAACCCGACTTCGTAGAGGAGATAGATAGACAGATCCCTCTGCTGACAATAATGCTGAGTTAGGAGGAGATATGCGAGAGTGGGTCGTCATAAATTTAGAGAAGGAAACATCGAAGGGTATGAACCGGATGCACGTATACATAGGCAATGGATCAGGCCGACTCTATGTAGCAACGTACTTTCATACGGACAAGTGGTATCTGGATCATCACGTACGTTCCCCCTATAGCGTGGCATATATACCCGCAGGGTGTGCCCCTCGTGCAGTCAAGAGGAAGATCAAAGAAGCGTACCCACTCATTGCGCTGATAGAATTCGATTAACGGTGGGAGGTGTAGACCTCCGGGGCGTAAGCCATGAGTGGCCCCTTGCATAATAACCTTGGCAGGTAGCGATGGTCATCGGTGCGTTGCACCCGTCTTATATCTCCGATCAGGCGCTACCACTATTTATGATTTCTGTAGGGCTTGACAAGCTGTGTCAAGTAGTGTATAATGTATTCCACAGTTGGCGGACTGTATCCGCTTAGTTCCAACTTCATACGTATGAAGTTCTTTTCGACCTTTCGTTTAGGAGTGAATCATGAACGCTGTTGTTAATTTAGTTTCTGTTGCCCCGACCCTGCACAGCAGTGCAGTCCTTGTGAATCTGAAGATCGGTATCTGGAACACAAGACGTAAGGACAAGCAACAGACCGAGAAGGTTAAGAATGATGCGGGTGCTCAGGGTAACGTGGGTGCATACAACAAGAACATCATGCCTGACTTCAAGGAGTTGGAGGCGATCAATAAGTTCGGTGCGGATAGTAGGAATTGGTGCAAGCGTGAGACTGTACCGTGGACGTTCGATGGTGTGAACGTGCTGTCTACCGAGAAGTTATGGAATGGTTTCGATCAGGAGATGCAGGATAGGCAGAAGCATTTCTATGACATGG